TCAGCGCACTGTTGAGGGGGCACTGATGCGGGACTTGATGTCCACGTCACCGTGCAGCAGATAGCGTTGTGCCGGCTTGAACTCTTCCAACAGGTATCGAACGATTTCGATGGCTTGCACCGACAGGGGCACGATGTATGGCGGGATGTTCTGTGGTAGCTGGCGTTTGCGGCGCATATCGGTCTTGAGCTGCTTGACCACGTTCGCCGGAATAGTCCACAAGCCTTGGTCCAAGTCGAACTGGTCGGGGGTCGCCTGCCTCAGTTCGCCTGTGCGCACACCGGTCAGCATCAGGAGCCGAAGCCCCAACTGTGTCCGCAGCCGGCCGCGATACTTACGCACGCGTTGCAGGTACTTCGGTAGCTCGGGCATGCGCAGGAACGGGTTGTGGCTTACCGGCGGCAGCGGCTGGGCCACCACATCCAAGTCAGAGGCAGGGTTCTGCTCAAGGCCGGGCACAACCACCAGCGCGTAGCGGAACATCTGGTTGAACCAGGTCCGGACTTTCTCGGCGACCGACAGCGCCTTGCGTCGCTCGATGTTCCCGATGACTTCGAGCAGGTCTACGCGCCTGATTTCGTAGATGGACCGTTTACCCAGGAGGGGCAGCACATCGTTTGCGAAGATGCGCGGGATCAAGGACTGGGTGGTCTGCCGTCCCTCTTCAAAGGTCAGACCCCGGTGCGCGAGCCATTTTAGGAAGACCGCCTTGAAGGTGTACTCGTTGGTCAGTCGGGCAGTGGCACGCTTGTGCTTGCGATGAGTGTGAGGGTTGGTGCCCTTGGCCAGCAGGGCGCGGGCTTCATCCCGAATGATCCGGGCGTCTCGGAGGGAAAGCTCCGGGTAGGTGCCCAGCGACATTCGCTTCTGCTTGCCAAACCACTGGTAGCGGAAATGCCAGGATTTGCCCCCGCCTGGCGCTACAGCCAGAGAGAGTCCATCAAAATCCGCGAGGGTGTATTCCTTGCCAGTGGCTTTTGCTTTGCGAACGCTGAGGTCGGACAGTGCCATGTTCCAGTTCCTGAATTAGGGTCAGGAACCAGATGCTGATCACGATCGATCCGCACCCCCAGCAACAATCCGAACTCCGCACCGTCCTAAAGATGGACTAAATAATGGACTAAAAAGTCGTGGCTTGGACTGGATTTCTGTGGACGTCACTGGATCGAGTCAGAAGAAAAATTTGTTTATTTTCAACGACTTGAAACGCTCAGTGGACGTTCTTGGAAATCCTTGGATTGATGGAGTGGAGCGGGCGAAGGGAATCGAACCCTCGTCATGAGCTTGGGAAGCATTGAGGCGCACTGTCCACGGCTGTCTGAGTTCATGCACAATTGTGCGTCGAGGCCTTCTATTCCGGGGCCTCTGGGTAGGTAGTTCGTCCTAGGTTGTCCCAGGAAGAACCACCTTGCTCCGTGCAAACGGCCCCCAGAAAGGGCCCCCAATTAAGGACAGCCCCGTGCTCACCGAGAGACAGATCCGCGCACTCAAGCCAGCCGAGAAGGAATACACCGTCAGCGACGGGCGCAGCGCGCGGGGCGAGGGTGTCTTGATGCTTCGGGTGCGGCCCAATGGTACGAAGGAGTTCTACTTCCAGCGCCGGAAGAACGGGCGGAAGCTGAAGACCAAGCTGGGCACCTGGCCGACGATGGCGCTCACGGAAGCGCGGGACCGGTGCCGCGAGGAGAAGGAGATACAGGTTGAGGCTGGCACCTTCAAGGAGTTGATGGCCGCCTATGTCGCCAAGCTGAAGCAGGAAGGGGCGGCGAGTGCCGAGCACGTCGAGTGGTCCTTCAAACACTACGTTTCCGAGCCGTTCCCAACCCTGGTGGAGCGCCCGGCGGTGTTGATCGGGCCGGCCGATATCCGTGACATCCTGGCCAAGATGATTGCCGGCGGCGTCACGACAATGACGAACCGGGTGCGCTCTCGCCTTCATTCGGCGTTCCAGAGTGCCCTGCAGCAGGACTACAACCCCCGCACCTATCTGGAGCAGGAAAATCGCTTCGGCCTGACCAGCAATCCGGTGGCTAGCATCCCTGTACAGGAAGACTGGGAGCAGCCCGGGGATCGGGCACTCACGGAGAAGGAGTTGCAAGCGCTCTGGCATCTGCTGCCGGAGAAGCTGTCCCTCACGACTTCCGAGTTGCTCAAGTTCTTGATCGCCAGCGGTGGTCAACGACCGGAGCAACTGCTCCGGTCTGATCGGACGATGTATCAGCGGGACCATGTGATGATCCGCAACGGGAAGGGCGGTGAAGGTGAGCGGGCGATGCATGTGGTGCCCTACAACAAGCTGATGCGGGCGAGCCTGAAGGAAATGGACTGCATCAGCGAGAAGAGCGCGTATCCGTTCCAGGGCAAGGAGGAGGGGAAATCACTGAACCCCCAGTCTCTGTCCAGGGCGGTGACGAAGCTATACGGCCGGCATCACAAGTCGTTCAATGGCCCGTTCACACTTCGGGACATCCGTCGGACCTGCAAGACGCTGATGGCGAAAGCCGGGCTCACCAAGGAGCTGCGGGACAGGATCCAGGGCCACGCCTTCAACGATGTGTCATCCAAGCACTACGACCGCTACGACTACTTCCAAGAGAAGAAGCGCGGGCTCGATCGCTGGGCCGCCTGGCTCGAAAAGAACGTTATCGACACCAAGAAGTAGGGCCGCTCACGCGGCCCTTGTTGGCGTCCATCCCATCGGGTTTTCCAGCCAGCGGTTGATATCGGATTGTCTCCAGCCTACTCGCCCAGGTGTGATCTGTACCGGACTGGGGAAGCGCTTGGCCTTCACCTCCCGCCAGAGTGTCGAGCGCGCCAGGCTGGTGGCTTCCAGTACCTCGGCTTCCCGCATGAATCTGTCCAGTTCAGCCATCTTCACCACCTATCCACTCTGTCCGTGCCAGCCACTGACGGCGCATTTCCGCTATCAACTGCTCGACGGCGCTTTCCCCCCGCCGCTTGAGGGTTTCTCTCAGCTCGGCGACTTTCTCCGGCGTGGTGATGCCACGCCGGAGCCAGTACCGGGCCTCACATGCCAGCATGTGCTGGCGGTTGGCCTGATCAGACAAGGATCACCTCCTTGCGATCGGCCCTGGCCAGCATTGCCACCGCGTTGCGGACTGCGCGCCAATCGCTCGGCGTGCTGCTGGTGTGGATAACTGGCCGCTCTGCCTTGGTGAAGCGCAGATGCCCGCCGTTGGTCAGTCCAACCCTCCAACCGTTGGCCAGGGCGTACTGAAGCAATGGCTGCAGGCTTTTCGAGCGGCCGCAGCGGCGGCCACTTTGGAGTATCAGCATGCGCATGCGTTGCCCTCCTTGAAAATGTCGAACTGAGCCAGTCCCTGGTAAGCGCTAGGGTTGAGCCATAAACACTCGACGCGCTGGCGTGCACCGTCGGCATGCGCTGCGCGCTCGATGCAGTGCCAGTCCTGGAACAGATCGTCATATAGGGGGCATGGATAGCCAGAGACAATGACCATGCCATCCAACCGATGCAGTGCGACCGCAAGGTCCCGGTGCTGCTCGTCGCTGAGCTCGTAGCGATAGCTCTTCCCGGTGTCGTTGTGCCGGACCTTGGGGCTGCGAGTTGAATGCACGTAGGGCGGATCGACATAGTGCAGAGTGGTCGGCCGGTCGTGGTGTGCCATCACTTCCATAGCGTCGCGATTCTCGATCACTACGCCCTGGAGGCGGTCAATGATCGCGGACAGTGCGTCCGGGTAGTTGCGCCAGTCCATCGCCGGGGATGTTCCCGAACGGGAGGACGATGAGCGAAACCCCGTGCGTTCGCCGCTCGCCGCTGCGCTACCGAACCCTTGAAATGAGCGCACGATCATCCGGCGTGCGCGCTCCAGCGTGTCTGCTGTTTCGTCGTAGCTGATGTCGAACTCGCCTCGAGCGAACGGAGTAAGTGCCAGAGCCTGGCGAAGCTCCTCGCCGCGGTCGCGCGCGACACGGAACAGGTTCACCACGTCCCCGTCCAAGTCGTTGTAGACCTCGGCGTAGGCGCGGGGCTTGCGAATCAGGACGGATCCACCGCCACCGAATGGCTCGACGTATGTCTTGTGCTCGGCCATGTGGCTGATGATCCACGGGGCTAGTTTCCACTTGCCGCCGTGATAACGAAGTAGTGGGCGATAGGCGGTCATGGCGCATTCCTTGTCCCACAGTTGGGGCAGTCGTCGAAGCGCTGGCGCTCGTTGAGAAAACGGCCGCAGCCTTCGCAGTTGAGCAGGTTGCTGTAGCTGCGATAGCGCGGGCGCTGGAGCTTGGGCAGCTTGAGGCCGACCGAGCGCAGCGCCTGCTTGTGGTCGAGCAGCATGGCGCGGACTACCAGGCGGGAGTGCTCCGCGATGTAGCCGCATGGCCACAGCTCGAAGCCCTGGGCCAGGAACACAGCGGCATCAGCCGCCCCCGGGTGGATGGCGTCGTCCAGGTTGGCGGTTGGGCCTTGGGCGCCGCGCCATACCAGGTCGTTTCCGTCCCACTCGCGTGCGTACGCCACATACATGCGGCCGTCCTCGTTGCGGTAGGCCTCGGCTTCTGACTTGGTGAGGTACTGGCAGTCGACCCCGACCTCTGCCCGGGCGCGGACATAGTCCACGGGCCAGGGCAGATCGCTGTCGCGGTTTTCGTACTGCTTTACGGCGCGTTCGCGGGCGAACGTCTCGGCTTCGTCGAGGTTCGTGGTGTAGCCGCCGCCGGCGCGCCAGAATGTTGCGCGGCTGCCGACGTTGCTGCGGCTGTCCTGCAGGTAGAAAAGGTCGCTCATGGACGTTTCCCCCTTGAGTCTGCTTCCTTGGGAGCGGAGAAGGAGGAGGCCGGCTGCGAAGCAGCTTGCGCGCCGCTCTTCAACATGAAGAACACCGCCAGGACAGCCAGAATCGCCAGCGAGAAGTTCAGCAAGCTGCGCGGGTTGTCCAGCATCTTCAATAATTCGTGCATGCCGTTCACCTCAGCGACTTTCAGCGGGTTGTGAAACGCTCAGCGCCACCGCCACGTTGCGCACCCAGATTGGGGTGTTGCTGAGCCTGAAGGTCTCGCCCTGCTCGGCCAACAGCAGGGTGGTGCCCATGACATCGGCGATGGCCTCAGCGGCGTGTGGCGGCACGGCGTTGCCGATGCGCTCGCTCCAGTCCTTGTCGCTCATACCGTCGAGCACCAGGTATTCCTCGGGCTCGACCAGGCTCTGTAGGGCTGCCTTTTCCAGCGTGGTGAAGGGGCGGTGCCAGGTGCCGTCGAGGCTGCGGATAATGCAGGTCAGGCGTTCGTCCGCTGCTGGGATGCGTGGGTCAGCGACGCTGAATCGGCCGCTGTCGTAGCGGGAGCTGGCCGCGATGGCGCCGGAATGCTGGTTGAAGCCGATCACCCCGTAGTGGCCGCCGGTCAGGTAGTTGTCGCCCTTGCCGCGGTGCAGGATGCGCGGGTCTGCCACCGACTGCTGGCCGCCCTGGACGCCCTTGCCGCCGGCGATGATGGTGCCTGCAGGTTGGTCGTAGCGGATCACCCGATAGTTGCCGCTGTGGCGGTTCCAGTTGGGGCGCGGGTCGGCGACGCTGAAGGTGCCTTGGCCTGGCGTCGTTTGCCCAGGGATAGTCGGCGCTGACTCGGCCCAGCGGATCACCCCGAACTGCTGGCCGTGGTTCCAGTTCGAAGCCTGACGGTAGCGCGGGTCGGCGACCGAGAACGCACCGTTGGTAGGGCCGGAGCGGCCGGCGATGGTGCCGGCAGTGTCGTCCCACCCATGTACCCCCATGTAGCCGGAGCGGTACTCCGGCACGATTACTAGGTCGCGCAGGTGGCCATCCTCGATCGCCAGCTCGTTCAGGCTGCGCCAGTCGCTGCCGGCGCGTACCAGGGCGAGCCGCACCCAGGTCCGCCACTGCAACGACGGCACGCGGTGCATCGGGCCCGCGGCCTCGATGTCGCCGGGCAGCGGCATACGGCCGAGGATGTCGCCGACGGCGCGCAGGCTCTTCTTCTCCGGCTCGTACAGGAAGGCTGGGACCTTTTCGATGTTCCGGGCCACCAGCAGGAAGCGCTTGCGGCTCTGCGCCAGCCCTCCCAACTCGCCGCAATCGTGGGTGGTTTCGGCGTTGGCGAAGCCGTAGTGGCCAAGCAACTGGCCGATCTGGTCGAGCAGGTGCCGGCCACGGGTTGCCAGGCGTGGGACATTCTCGAAGGCGATCAGCGGCACCGGGTCATCCGCCCAGGCCTCGCCCATCAGCCAGATGCAGCGCAGGGTCAGTTCGTTGAGGGCCTGGTAGCGGGGAGTTTTCGCCTTTTCCTCGGACAGCAGGCCGCTCGCGCCCTTGCAGGGGCTGGAAATGAACACGCAATCCGGTCTTTTGCCGCCGGCGGCGCGTCGGATGTCCTCCGGGGTTGCCTCCCGCCAGCCTGCGGGGGGCTCCTTGCCGTGGAACCGCACGTACTGGTCGCGGGTGAAGAGGTCCAGCAGGGTGCCCGGGACGCCGGCCAGGCGCTCGAAGTCGCGGAGGCCGGCCGGGTCCACGTCGATGCCACCAAGGCATTCCCACTGAGCTTCGACGTTGCCCACGCGCGGGCGTGCCCTATTGAAGCCCTTGGCGCCGCCGCCCAGGCCGCAGCAGAAGTGGAAGTGGTAGAGGGTGCGCTTAAGCATGGGTGCTACCCCCGGACAGGTCGCCGGCGTTGCCGTACTTCTCGGCGCCGCATTCGCAGCGGTAGAACCCGCGCTTGGTGATGCGGCCGAAACGGCCGCTCAGGTGGCTGGTGACGACGTTGCGGACGAATGTCCAGCTGTGGCGCTTGCCAAGGGTGCAGGGCTTCATACGTCACCGCCTTGCACGACAGGGGCAGCCTGCAGCAGCAGGGCATGCATGTACTCAATCGCCTGGATGGCGTCTTCGTGGGAGCCGTTGAACACTTCGCGGGCCGTTTGTGCTGCACGGTTAACCGGCGCCGGCCAATCCTCTGGCTGTTCGTCCGCCTCCCAGCCCAACCTGCTGCGACGCTCCATCAGATCCAGCGCCTTACGCGCCTTGGTGCTCAGCTCCGGGGTGATGCCGCAATCACCATCGGCCACGTAGTTGACGAACTCCAGCAGGGCGTCGCCGGCTGCCAGTTCATGGCCGCGTGCCCAGCTGACCACCTCTCCGCCGTCTACTTCCCTCGGGACGTCTTTGCCGGTGGCGCCGCGGATGACGATGGTGTCATAGCGTGGTGTGCTAGCCTTCTCGGCGCCGACTTCGGGGGTTTGTACTTGCATGGTGCTTCTCCTTGGGGTTGGTCAGGCCCTGGTGAGTTGCCGCTCACCGGGGCCTTCTTGTTTCCGGGCTCAGGCCCAGGCATGTTTGAGGGCGGACCAGATGTGCTCGCCGTCCTGGACGTACTGGTGAATTTCCACCTCCGGCCGGCGGTCAAGCCGCAGCAGCGCAAGGCAGTCTTCCCAGAGCTGGGTATCCAGGCCGCGCAGATCGGTGAGGCAGAAGGGGAAGGCGTTGCCGTTGTAGAGGCTCAGCAGGAAGCGCCCGACGATGCGGCTCTGTCCGGTGTCGCGCTGCGCCACTGGCAGAAGGCGCTGCAGTGCTTCCATGCCGGCGGCACGAATGGCCGGTCGCTCGGCTTCCTCTGCGGCTATACGGGCAAGGTCTGCCTGCCAGCGTTGGTATCCGTTCATCTGCGCCACCTCACGCCGCCACGACCGGCGGCACGCCGGCGTTGAGCATCCCGCGGACGTTCGCGGCCAGTTCGGTGGGGGCGAGCGCTCGCTCGGTCTTCACAGGCTGCGGGAGCAGCTTGGCGGCCTCGGGGAAGAGGTCTTCGACCTGGCGGGAGGTGCGGCAGGCGAGCAGCACGTCCAGGGCCTGCGCGCGGAATGCCTCGGCGCCTTTCATCACGCCTTGCAGGTCTTCGCTGCAGAGCAGGGCCAGCGTTTCGTGGGCTGGGTCGGTGAGGACGTCCATCCCTCTCAAGCGCGGAACGGAACCGTTTGGATTCGTCAGTCGTAGGGACCAATGGCGGTCGTGGTGAGCGTTGCGCTCGACGAAAGGTTTCACGCCCGCATAGGCCGGCGAGTCGATGATCCGTTGCACCAGGGCGTTGCGCCGGTCACCCTTGTACTCGTGATAGATCAGGTGCAGGCCACAGCGGGTCGGCTCCATGCCGTCCCGAGGTTTCATGTAGTAGACGTCGCACTTGATGACGGAGGCCAGTGCGCCGGCAACGATGAGGTCTGCCCAGTGCTTTTTGTCCAGGCCCGGTAGAGCCTCGACCGCCGCGTTGTGCTTCGACCAGAACTGGTCATTGAGCGCCTGGAGGTCCGCCGCAATGCGCGGTCCGTGCTGCGCAACGGCCTGCAGGGTGAGCCGGTCGGCGACTTCTTCGCGCATCGCCTGGGTGATCGTGAAGTGCTTTTGCATGGTGCTTCTCCTTGGTTGGTTGCCCAGGCGTTGCCGCGCCTGGGCGTGTGGGTCAGTGGATGACGGCGGCCAGCACGGCCGGGGTGTAGTAGCCGGCGATGACCAGGACGACCAGGGTCAGGCCGGTGAGCGTCAGCGTGGCAATCCATTCGCCGCGGCTGTGTTCGTAGAGCGGGGTTTCATCGTTCTGCATGGTGCTTCTCCTTGGGGTTGTTGCCCGGGCGTTGCCGCGCCCCGGCGGGGTTGTCAGACGAGCTGGAACAGCCAGCAACGCACGGTCTTCGGTTTGTCGAACGCGTCGACCTGGCGACCCGAGTTGATGGCTTTGTTGGATTCGATGAACTTCGGGGACTTGCTGGTCTTGAGCAGCCGCTTGAGCTCGCCCAGGTTGGGGACCTGCTGCCGCTTGTTCGCTGCCACCTCGATGAACTCGTTGAGGTTCACGGCCACGAACTCCTTCTTGCGGGAGTGGTTGAGGTTGCCGGGCAGTTCGTTCAGCGGCCCGTTGAGGAACTCGAAGAGGTCCCAGAACTCACGCACCACCGGATGGTCCGCGTTGATCGCCTGTTGACGCTCCAGGGCCATGCGGCTGACCTCGGCGTGAACCAACTGGGCGCGTTCGCCGTCCAGCGGTGCCACCAGCTGCAGGCAGTCCACCAGGCTGCGCAGTTGGGCGTGGTTCTTGGCGATCCGCACTGTGCGGATGCCCGGAATGGCCAGCAGTTCCTGCTCGTAGCCGGAGGTGCGCTCGTCCAGCAGCGCCATGATCTTGGCCTCGGGCTGCAGGGCCTTCACCAGGAAGCCGCTGAGCTGCTCCACCGGCATGCGCTCGAGCAGCTCGGCCAGAAGCTTGGTCTCCGGGGTCTGGTGCTCGCGGGTCAGGTTGACGTGCCCCAGGCGCTGCAGGATCGGCTCGGAGGCGTTGACGGCGTTGTTCTGCGCGATCAGCAGGGCGCCGCGGAACGGTGGTTCGCGGGTGTCGTTGCCGTTGTTCTTTACGCCGGTGGAGCGGACGCTGCGGCCGTTGTAGGCGGTCTTGAGCTCGTCCCAGTCGAAGTGCTTCACCGGCGCGCCTTCCTTCTGCTCGCGCTCGGACTCGATCAGCACGACCGGCAGGTTGCCGACCTGGGCGAAGTTGCGCGCGCGGCTGGCGGGGGTGGCCTTGGACGGGTCGAAGCCTTCGTACTCGGTGCGGCCGGTCAGCTTCCAGCAGAGTTCCACCAGCGTGGTCTTGCCGGAGCCAGCCTCGCCGATCAGTTCAAGGAACAGATAGGACTTGTGAATCTGGCGGATCTGCTCGGCGTAGAGTGCGCCGAGCCACCAGGCCAGCACGACCACCCCGCGCACGCCGAAGCACTTCCAGAACATCTCGAACCAGCCTTCGTTGTAGGCGGCGAGGTCCGGGTTGATGTGCAGCACCGGCGACTGGCTCTGGCTCTTGATGCTCAGGCGGTCGATGTCGAAGAAGTCTTCCTCGTTCAGCTTGTAGACCTTGCCTCCGGCGATCGCCAGGTCGTTGAAGACGTATACGCCGTGCTCGCGGGTGTAGCCGATCCAGTCAATGGTGTGCACGGACTTGAGGCGATCGAGCTGGGGCTCGAGCATGCGCTCCAGCTGCTGCGGGGTGCCGGTGAACATGGCGCCGTTGCAGACGTTCAGCAGGCGCTTGCGGAACTCGGCCGAGGCGGAAATCTGGGCTGAGGTGAAGGTCGCCTTGACGGTCGGCGCGTCCGGGCGCTCCACGCGGAAGTAGTACCAGGCCTCGTCGGTCTGCTCGTTGCGCATGAAATAGAGCGCCTGGAAGTAGCAGTTGCCGATGCGAACCACGGAACCGGCCCGGCGTAGCGCCCTCTCGCGGCGCTGCTTGTCGTTGAGCAACTGGTCTTCCGCGTTCTCCGAACTCTCCAGCTCCTTGATGGCGCGGTCGTAGGCCTCTATGTCGAGCTTGAACCAGTAGAGGCGCGAGCGGAACGAGAAATGAAACTCCTTGCGCTCGTTCCAGGAATACATGAGCAGCCCCTTTTCCTCGGCCGTCTCGGCCAGCAGCAGGGAGCCTTCGTAGCGGGCCTCCTCAAGGTCCATCTCGACGCGCTTGGTGCGTGCGTCGTCACCCTCGATGAACGCCCAGCGCTGGTGCAGGTCGTTCCAGTCGATTTTCCTGGCGCCGCGCTGAGGGATGACCGCGGCATCGCACTTGAAGCCCAGTTCGCGTGCTTCCTTCGCCCAGCGCCGGGCGTTGGCCTTGGCGACTGGCTCGTTGTCCAGCGCCCAGATCAGGCGCGGCATGCGCTTGTCTTCGTCCTGGCAGCGCTTCTTCAACGCCTTGAGGGATTCGGCGGGGAAGGGCGCGCTGGACATCATCGATACGGCCGCGCGGCCGTTGTGCATCAGGGCGATGGCGTCGAATATCCCCTCGACGATCCACAGTTCGTCGATCTCGGTCGGGTCGAGCGTCGGCGGGCACCACCAGACACCCTTATAGCTCTCACCCTGCTTGAAGCGGGCCTTCTGCTTGCCGAAGCGCTCGGGCCGGTCGATCAGCCGTTCCCAGTAGCCGCCCTTTTCCAGGGGGAAGCGAACGGTGGCGCTGCCGATCTTGAGCCTGTTGTCCCAGTAGTTCTCCTGGGTGAACCATCCATCGATGAGTTCCAGGCGAAAACCCCGGGCGAACTCCAGGTAGGCGCGGGCAGTGGCGGTAGGGTTGTCGGGGGTAGCCGGCGCCTGGTCGCTCCAGTCGTTGAACAACTCCGGGTAGACGTCCTTGATGTGCACGCGATGGTCACAGGCCTCCGGGCGGCCGCAGATCAGCATCCAGGGCGAGTCGAAGAAGGTGTACAGCGTTCTCTGGCCGCACCTGTGCGCCGGGCATTTGCCCTTGCGCATGAAGTTGGTTCCTTTCATGTGCTTGAGGCCGTAGTCGGCTTCCAGCTTTGGCAGGACCTTTGCCCGTAGTTTTTCGTGCATCGTCATGAATCAGCGGCCTTACAGGTTGGCGGCGAGTGCGGCGCGGAGCGCGCCTATGGTGCGTTTCTGGCCAGCGAGGGCCGGGTAGTCGTCGAGAATCCGGCTGCTGCGCAGGCCTTCCGGCACCGTGCGGTAGCGGTCGTCGTACCAGTGCTGGACCAGGCCGCGGCGGAGTTCGGCGCGCAGGTTGGTGAGCAGGGCTTCTGCTACCGGCTTGGGCATGTCGAACTGGATCGAAACGGCGTCTGGCATGGCCTGTCCCTCGGTTTTCGGGTGCAACTTCCCCAAACCCACGGCAGTGGGGCTGGGCGTCGGTTGGTCAGTGGGCGGCCGGAGCGGCCAGGAATCGGTGAGGCAGGAAGCGAGAGGGCAGCGGGGTGAACTGGCCGGTGCGACGGTCCAGGACCATGCGCACGCTCTGGTCAGGCCCGGCGGCCATGTCGAAGGCGACCCAGGCCAGCCCCTTGGGCAGGCGCTCGCTCATGGCCAGCAACGCCAGGCGGCCGGCCATGAAGGCCGGCACGTCGAGGGAGTTGACCAGGTAGCTGACGGTGCGCTCGAACAGCCCGTCGTCGTCCAGATGCTCGGCGGCGTGCTTCTCGATGAAGCGGCGCGCGGCCTGTTGCATAAAGGTGCGGTAGTCGTCGGCTTGCTGCTGGGTGAACGGGGTGACGTTCATGCGGTGGCCTCCAGAAGGTCGAGCTGGTTGTCGCCCTGTTGACGCATGGCCTCGCGGCGCAGCGCCGTGGGTGCCGGCGGCAGGTATACCGACGGATTAGGCATGCCGGACGGGCTCATTTCGTGGGTCATTTCGAACTCAGCGCGCACCGACCAACCGCAGGCCTCGTTGGTGCATTGCAGATAGGCGACCCGCAGGAAGATGTGCTTCCCATCGCTGGTGCGGATGCGCATCCTCGACGCACAGTGCGGGCAAACCAGCTTGTAGGTGCTCATTCGTGCTCTCCCGAGCCGCTTACGCGCTGGCCGTGCGGGGCTTTCCGATGCAGGGTGATCACGGCGCCCACTTCGGCGTGCCGTGCCGCGAGGTGTTTGCGGTGGGCGACGATGATTTCGGCGAGCTCGGCCTCGTCGATCTCTCCATCGCGTAGCGCCTCGGCGATGATGCGGTCGACCTCACCGCGCCTGATGGCGGTGGCGACGCCCCTGGCGTACAGGTCGAGATTGTCGAGTTGGGTTGGCTCGGGCATCTGCACGAACATGCCTCCGTACAGGTGGGCGACATACTCGGGGAAGTGGCTGGTGCCGGTTTCCTGCTCGAGCAAGCGCAACTGGTCGTCGCTGAGCGGCTTGCTGCCGGCGTTCTCGTAGGCGTGGTTGTCGAACTTCTTCAGGTCGAGGCCCAGGCGGGCGGCGGCGCATTCGCGTCCGCCGGGGTAGGCGCCGATGATCGCGCTGACCACCTGGCGCCGCGTTTCTAGGAGCGGGCGTTTCATCTTCTGGTGTCTCCCCAGGGCGGTGGCCATTACTGTGCGATCACGCCATCTTTGATGCCGAGTAGGACAGCCGCGCGATGGGCTTCGCCGCGGCGCCCTTTCTTCCGGCCATTCAGAAGGTCACTGACCAGATTTTTGTTCAACCTGTGCTTGCGACTGAACTCAGCAATGGACGTGCCCTCACGGTCAAGCACCGCGCGAGCTTGCTCGGGGGTTAGCGGGGAATGCATAGTGTTCGTCCGTGTTTAATTGTGTTCGACGACAAGGATTCTTGGCCAGAAAACTGGTCAAGTCAAATGATTTTGGTCAAAAAATTGCTCATAGCGTCCGGAACAGGCGAGCGCCTGCGGGAGGAGAGAGATCGTCTGGGCATGAACCAGACGGATTTCGGTGCTTCCTTGGGGGTAAGTCGAGGGACACAGAAAGCCTACGAGTTGGGAAGCAGTTCTCCCGACATTCGCTATCTCTATGCGCTTCAGTCGATAGGTGTAGATGTGCAGTACATTCTGACTGGGCGTCGGGAAACGGGAGACCTACAAGACCTCTCCGAAGAGGAAGTAGGCTTGCTTGAGCAATACCGGACGCTTCCTGAAGTCGAAAAAGCTGGTACTCGGCGTATGGTTAGCGCACTTGCTGCAACTGTCCCGAAACTTGACAATTCACGGACTGATTAAAACTAGATAAGGACGTAAGCATGAAACGGCTAGGGAAAATTTTATCTGTGGTCTCTATGTCTTTTGGAGCCTCTTTTGCGAGTGCTGCAACTTTGAATTCTGGGTATGTTGGATGTGTGACTGAGGAATATCTTGATCAATTTATCCAGGCCTTAGTTGCAAAGGATGAAAGGGGGATGGAATACCTCATAAATAGTTATAAGTGTATTAATATGAAAGGTGGACTTGAAGTCAGCGTTCTGGATCGGGGTTTCACTGTCTCCAAAATTCGAGTGTACGCAGGTGGTGATGCTGTGGAACTGTGGACGCCAAACGAGGCAATTAAACGCTAAATACGCTGTTGCCGCCTCAGCATGGGTGCCCGGTTTTACTGGGCTCGAAAACCATGGGGTGTGGACTGTGTATTTTTTGTGGTGGTTCGGACCTTCATGCTGAGAATGGGGAACTCCCAGGCTGTTTTACCGGTGTCATGATGACGCCGGGCAGCCTCTACAGGGAGTAGACCTATGTCGGACAAACAAGTTTATAGCCAGGTTTTGACACTGTCCCGTGAGGAGCATCTTTTGCTGGCCCTTTTCAGGAAAGTTGATGATGAGGGTAGAAGGTACTTACTACGGGTTATGCAGGCGTTAGTCGAAACCTCTAGTGCTGAATAACTTGGTCCCCGAGCTAATGCTCGGGGGTTTAAAATCATAGTCTGCGTTCAATACAGTAGGCGACAAACTAGCGAGCCGCCTGCAGGCGGCTCCACTCTCGATCGACAGCCCGCTTCGCGCTGGCCTTGGTGCTGTACAGGTAGCGCAGGCGGCGCGGCTTGCTCTGGTCTCCCGCGGTGATGGTCTTCTCCGTCCCGCTCTTCTCGTCACGGTAGTAGGCGATGATGCCGGTGTAGTCGCCGCCGGTGTCGTCGGCCAGGTCGCTGACCAGGTCCTCGGGCAACTTGCTTTCCAGCTCCAGGCTGGTGATGTAGCCGCCGTCGGCGCTGAGGCTGTGCTGCACATTGCCGCCGTACCAGATGATCGCGTCTATCTCCGTCTTCACGCCCTGCAGGGTGTAGGTCAGCTCCGGGATCAGGTCCGCCCGGCCTCTGGCGAGCACGTAGCTGAGCGTGGCGCTGCCACGCTGCAGGCGGTTCCACTCGGCGCGGGCAGCGCGCAGGGCGCTCTGGCGGTCGCTGTAGGTGTGGCGCAGATCCTTCAGGTTGTCGCCCTTGGCACCGGCGATGGCCTCTTGCTTCTTCGCGCTGTTCACGTCGTAGAAGTACGCGCGCACGCCGTCGTAGCTGTCGCGGTCGGCCTGCAGGTAGCGGTGCTGGTCGCCATCCTGGCGGGTGAGGATGATGTGCGGCAGCGCCAGGCCGCTGGCAGTCTTGCCGCCGCCGGCCGGCAGGCAGAGCAGGCAGCCGGCTTTCACGGTGGCCACCGCATCGAAGTCCTCGCCCAGGCGTGTCAGCAGGTTCGCGTCGGACTCGTTGGCCTGGTCCAGCTGCAGGATCGGCAGGCCCGCCAGCGCCGGCGCGAGCACCGGCTTCAGGTTGTTACCGAGGGCAATGTCGGTGAGCACGTCGCCCAACGTCTTCGGGCTGCTCCAGCTGCGCTCGCGCTTGACCTTCAGGCCCTTGCGCAGGTCTGCCGAGCGGGCGCGGATGCTGAGCACGTCCGGCGCGCCGCTGTGCTCGGTTTCGTCGACGGTGTAGGTGCCCTTGTCGACCAGTCCGCTGTCACTCCAGCCCAGCCAGAGGTGCAGCACGGCGCCGCGCGGGGGAATCGCGAGCAACCCGTCATGATCGCTGAGTGTCACGCTCAACTGATCGGCCTCGAGGCCGCGATTGTCGGTCAGGTCCAGGGCGATCAGTCGTGGGCTGATGAGCTGGGCGATGTCGTTGCCGTCGACCGTGAGCCGGAACACCGGCACCGGGTAGCCGGCGTCGCGCTGCAGCTGGTCGACGGCGCTGGTCAGGTAGCCTGTTACGCGGGCGAGGGCGGCATCGATCACAGGATGTGTCTCAGCAGGTTGCCGGCGGTACCGAGGACCGAACCGAGCAGATCGGTGCGGCCGTCGTCGATGCGTTTGAGCTCGAGGGAGAACTCGATCCGCCGCGGGGTGCCGTCGGCGAAGAAGAGTGTCCGCGTCTCGGTGACACGCTCGATCACCCACAGGCCGTAGATGCGTCCGGTGCCCTCGACCATGGGCCAGGCCGACCCGGTGTCAGCCATCTGCCGCAACACGTCCAGGCTCAACGCGCTGCCGGCCAGCTCCGGCAGCAGCACGCCGGGCAGGGTGATCGCGTCGTCGCCGCGACCGACGAACTGGCGCGCCGGCTGGGCGCCGATGCGGCTGCTGCTGGCGTGTCGCCACTCGGTCTGCCGCTGGAACTCTTGATAGGCCAGCGTGTGCAGGCTGAAGACGAACATCCCGAGGGACAACATCATGATGGTTACTCCCGGTCCTGCAGGCGGGCGCGCAGGCGCGCCGCCTTGTTGCGTTCGCGCTCGTCCAGCAGTTGGCTGAGCGTGCGCTTCAGGTCGGCGGTGTCGCTGCCCGCGCCGGCCTGGATGGTGATGTAGTAGGTGTCGCCGCCCACGCTGATCGCCGCTGGCGCCGAGCTGACCGGGGGACGGTTGTCGATGGTGATGGCCTGCGTTGGGGCGCTGGCGCCGAGCACCAGGGCACCGATGGCGCCGGCGCTCTTGCCCAGGTCGCCCAGCATGGCCAGCAACGGCTGGTCGAACATCGGCGAGCGTTGCCGTTGGGCCGCGACCAGTTCGGTCACCACTGCCGGCGGGGTGATCGTAGAGCGGGTGCCTCGGGTCAGCTCACTGTCCAGGCCGGCGACAGCCTGGCGCCCTGCGTTGACCAGGCCCTGGCCGATACGTGCAATCACGCTCAGCGGGCCGGCCTGGCCGGCGCCGAGGCCCTGGGCCAGTCCAGCCATGGTGAACCCGCCCAGATCGGCGAACACCCGCGACGGTGAATGGATGCCGAGCTTGTCCTTGAACCAGTCAATCGCGGCGCCGCCGACGCGCTGGACCGCGCGCTTGATCTGCCCGATGCCGGCGAGCAGGCCGTTCACCAGGCCCTGGACGATCATGTTGCCGAAATCGGTGAAGCGTGCCGGTAGATCGATGCCCAGGTAGCCCAGGACGCCGGAGAACGCACGGTAGATCAGACCGAGGGGGCTGAAATTCATCAGGGTTGAAAGAATGCCCCCGATGCCGCCGTCGAAACCTGCCTTGATCTCTTCCCACAGCCCCAGCAGGTACGCCTTGACGGCGTCCCAGTTGCGATAGATCAGGTACGCGGCGCCGGCCAGCACCGCCACGACGGCGGCAATTGCCAGGACCACCGGGTTGGCGGCCAGACCCCACAGCGCGATGCTCACGACGCGCAGGGCGGTCACCAGCGGGCCGATCAACAGGCCGGCCAGCATGCGGATCGGTGCGAACAGCAATTTCAGCAGGCCGATCAGACCGGGCAGGCGAATGCCGATGGTGCTGAGCATGAAACGGACCGCGATCATCGGGCCGAGGATGCCGGCGAGGGTGATGGCCAGGCTGCCGACGGTGGCCATCAGCGCTGAGAACGCGGCGACGGTGATGACGATGCCCTTGCTGACTTGCGGGTTGGCCTTCAGGAATTCGCCGACGTTGTGCAGCAGGTGACTGAGGTCGGCGGCGAGCTCGCGCAGCCATGGGCTGTTCTTGTCGAACAGCTCGACCGAAATGTTTTCCAGGGCGGCATGCACCATGGTCATGTCGCCCTTGAGGTTGTCCAACTGGGTGGACGCGACCCGAGCAGCCTCGCCCTCGGAGTTATCCAGGCTGCCACGCATCGATTGGAACTGGCCGCTTTCCACCGCTCGCATCAGTGTGCCGAAGGCGGTAACGGCATACTGCCCGGCGATGTCCTTGTAGATGGCGCCACGCTGGATGTTTCCCATCTTCTTCGTTTTGTCGTTGATGTCCTTGAGGATGTCCAGCATGTCGCGCATGTTGCCGTTAGCGTCCTGGGTCTTCACGCCCAGTTGGGCCACGGCCTTGGAAAGACCGAGACGAGTGAGCACCGAGCGCATTGAGGTGCCGGCCTGGCTTCCTTGTACGCCTGCGTTGCCGAGCAGAGCCGTCGCGGCAGTCACGGTTTCCAAGCTCTGGCCATACTCACGACCGACGCCGGCGGAATACTTCAGCGAGTCGCCGAGCATGCGGATGTCGACGTTGTTCCGGGTGAATGCCGCAGTCAGCACGTCGGCCACCTGGTCCATCTTCTCGGCTGGAATACCCATGGCCGTCTGGATGTTCGAGGCGATGTCGGCGCTGGCACCAAGGTCCATATCGCCCGCGGCGGCCAGGTTGAGCATGCCGGGCATTGCGCCGAGGATCTGCTTCGCGTTGTAGCCGGTGCGACCCAGGAAGTACTGACCTTCGGCGACTTCCTTGTCGGTGAACTTGCTGGACAGCGGCAGGGTGCGGGCCTGTTGCCGCAGCGCCTGCATCTGCGGATCGTCCTTGCGCTCGATGCGGGTCACCGCCTGGGTGGCCGACATCGTTGCGTCGAACTCGTAGCCCACGCCGAGCATCTGCCGCAGCTTGTCGCCGGTGTACATGCCCGTCGCGCGCGCCGCCATGCCGGTGCCGGCCAGCGCGGCAGCGCTCTGGATGCCGCGGCTGTAGGTGTTGCGGGCGTGGGTCAGGCGCTCCTGCTGCTGGCTGAGGTTGCGTAAGCGCTGCGCCTGGCTGTTGATGGCGCCATTGGCCGCCTGGATCTGCGCGCGCAGGTCGCGCTCATGCTTGCCGAGGTTGCGGGTGCTGATGCCGGCGTTGCTGAGGCGCGTGCGCAGTTGCTGCAGGGCTTGGCTCTGCTGCAGGTGCTGCTGCTTGAGGAAGCCGGCTTCACGGATTGCCCGGTTGTAATCGCGGGTGAGCGCACGGGTGGGGTTGCCGGCGGCGGCCATCTGCTGGGCCAGCGCTTTCACTCGGGCCTGTTGCGCGGCCAGCGCGGTGCTGACCTGCTCCAGGGCGCCGCGCTGGGTGCGGAATGCGCGCACGTCGCTCTGCTGAGCGTTGAGCTGCTTCAGGCGCTCGCGAGTTGCCTTGAGCGCCCGGGCCGTCGCGTCGCTGCCTTGCATGATGCGACGCAGGGGAGCGGTGGCTCTGTCGATCGCGCTGAGCAGCACGCGCAGCTGCAGGTCATTCGCCATCGGCGGAACTCCGTACCCGGGCGCGTTCGCGCCATTCCATCAGTTCGGTGAGCGAGAGCCGGTCCATATGGTCCGGCGCCCAGTGAAACGTCACGGCCAGGTCGGCCATGGCGTTTTCTACGCGATCAGGGAGGCTGCCGCCTTCGCCCGCTTCTGCAGCAAAAAACCGGCGATCACCTGGCCGCAGGCGAGCAGGTCAGCCGGGTCCATGCCGGCGGCCTCGGGCTCGGTGATGGTCGGCTGGCTGATGCGCGGCAGGATTTTCATGGTCGCAGCCACGTCGAACTGCAGCAGGTCGAGCAGGTGCAGGCCGCGGAGTTCGCCAGAGGAGGGCTTGCGCAGGGTGAGCGATTCGATGGACTGGGCGCCGCGCTTGATCGGCTGGTCGAGGGTTACGACGTTGTCGGGAGCGTTCTGCAGGTCAGCGGGAGTCTGTTCGGTTTTCATGGGCGTCGGTATCCAAGGGGGAGAGGAACCGCCGGTCGGGCCGGCGGGAAGGGATTACAGGCCGATGGCCTTGCGCTGTGCCTCGAGCAGGTCCTTGCCGTTGACCTTCTCTACGAAGTTCAGCAGGTCGATCTCGATGACTTCCTCGCCGTTGACGACGAGCTTGTAGTAGCTGCAGGTGGTGGTGATCTTGTGCTCGGTGTCTTCGCCGGGCTGGGCGTCACCCATTTCGATGGTCTCGTGCCGGCCGCGAACGACGATTTCGACGGACGTGACCGCGCCGGTATCGTCCTGCTGGTAGGCGCCGGCGAAACGCAGCATCACGCCGCTGGCGCTGACTGCGCCGTACTGCTTGAGGACGGTCAGCTCCAGGCCCCCGACGGTCCACTCGAACTGGATGCCGTCGTCGTCGTGGCCGAGGTCGGCCTTGACCGGGCCGTTCATGCCGCCCCCGCGGAAGGCCTCCATCTTGCGGGCCAGCGGGGGCAGGGTGCAGGACTTCACGAGGCCCTGGTAGCTACCGCCGTCGTTGAAGAGGTTCATGTTCTTGAGCTTGCGCGGCATGGCCATGGTAGGGCTCTCCCGGAATCAGGTGGGTCGGCTCCCCGTCCGGGGAGCGCTGGGCGTCAGGCGTTGACGCGGCTGGCGAAGTCGACGAGGTAGCTGTCGGTGATCTTCTGGAAAAAGGTCAGGTCCTCGAGCGGCGGCACCGGGGTGTAGTCGTAGGCGATGCGCAGCTTGCCGGCCTTGAGCGTGTCCTTGTCGTTCATGCTGGGGTCGTACCAGGCCTGGGCATCGATGATCAGGCCGAGCCCCTTGAGTTCGCGGAACTTTGCGTTCACTCCCTCGAGGATGTCGCGCACCAGCGACGGGTGCATGGGCTTGTCGACCGCCCACATATGCGCTTCGGCGATGGTGTCGGCCAGCACCTGGGCGGTGCGGGTGTAGTTCTCGAAGGCGAACAGCGGATCATCGCTGCAGGTGCGCGAACCCCAGAAGCGGAATCCCCCTTCCTGCACCAGGGTGGTGACCTCGTTCTCGTTGAGGTAGTTGGCGTCGGTGCTGGGACTCTGCAGGTCCCAGAACACGTCGGCGCTGATGCCGGTCACGCCGTTGACGGCGACGTTCGACAGAGTCTTGTGCCAACCGACCTCCTGATCGATCCGGGCGCGCAAGCCCAGGGCCTGGGCAACAGCTGGCGCAGGTACGGTCTGGTTGACCACGGTGCTCCAAGTCAGGAAGTCCGGCCAGATCACCATGGCTTCGCGCGCGGCGAAGTTCTCGCGGTATGCGGTGGCCTCTTCCTTGGTCTTGCAGCCATTGGCGGAGACGTAGGCGAAGCCGCGCAACTGCTGGGCGATGGCGATGAGTGCGGTAGCGACCGGCTGGGTATCCAGGCCCGGCGCGCCGAGAATACGCGGTACCACGCCCAAGCGGGCCTTGGCGGCAAGCAAGGCCTTCATGCCGGTGTACTTGCCTTCGGCGCTGACGCCGCCGATGACGGCGCTATTGGTCGCGGCTTCATCCTCGCTCGGCTTCACCCGTACCACCACCGTGGCTGCGTTGGCCTGGTCAGCGATCGCCTGCAGGCTTGCGGGCAGCGTACCGCTGGTGCCTGCTTTTCCGAGGGCGGCCTGCACGTTGGTGATGAGTACCGGTGTATCGAGTGGAAAGGCGGTGGCGTCTGCGTCTTCGGCGGTGGCTACCAGGCCGATGATCGCGGTGGCGATGGTGCGAATGGGGCGGGTCCCGTCGTTGATCTCTTGGACCCGGACACCGTGATGGTATTGGTCAGCGGCCATGGGGTGTGCCTGTGCAGTGGTTGGATGACACTGCACAGGCTGCCGCGCGCGCGGCGATGGGGCGAGGAGGGAAGCTTGTACGGCGTGAAGCTACAAGACGCCATCGGCGAAGAGGGCGTCGAGCCAGTCCGGTGCGGTCGGCCGGTGTTCTGCGAGCGGAAACTCACCGGACTCCGGCCAGTCGCGCAGTTGGCGGCGGTAGGCCTGCAGCGCTTGGTACTGCTCCGCGCTGAGCGTCGTGGTACCAACCTCGAGCTCGTCGCGGTGACGGGCGACCAGGGCGTCGGTGTCGACGAGCTGGCGGTCGCGCCAGTTGCGCTCAATCGCGGCTTGCGCCTCCTCTGTGGGCGGCGGTGGTTCCTTCGTTGCTGGCTGTCCATCGGCGTCGGCACAGATCACACGGCCATTCTCCTGTTCTAGCAGAATGCGGGCGTGTACTTCATCGCTGACGGGGACGCCGTCATCCGGCCAGCCGATCCCGGCCTCGTAGACCTCGCGCAA